GTCATTCTTATCCTTACGAGCACCCTTACCAGTCCAGATTGGTGTACCTTCAATGAATTCCCAATCCATAGTAGAACCATCAAATCTGTGAAAGGTCAGACTCTTTTCATAATATTGATATGTCTGATAGAGTGCAACCTGATCTGTAAACCACACCAGACCATTGGTATTGATACCCCTATGCACCTTCGCTGCAAAATCGCGCGAGCCTTGTGAACCAGAATAGTAAACAAGGCCTGCTGCAACTCTGGTACCGAGAGCCTCCCAACCCACGGTACCAGGCAGCGGATCGCGCAAAAATAATCCAACATCTGCATCAATCTTTCTTAGCTTTTCATTGAAAAGCGAGTCGATATCAGACAAATACATTGCTCCACCAGCTTCAAGCAATTGTGGCGCAACCAGAAAGCGATTGCTTGCGAAATATGTACGCAGCACTTCACTATTGGTGCCCGATGGTATCTGAAGCTTTTCAATAGAGAAAGTCATCTTACCTTTTTGTGCCACAGCTTTATATCGAATGCGAAGTTGATTTAGCTTCGATAGAGTATCAAATCTTGACTCCGTTGGCATTTCCATCACATGAATATGAATGGAATTGTCAACAATCGCATTCGATGCTACAAAGGCAGTACCATGTGCATCAAGATATAATCTATCGCATGAGGCCATGACGCATAGTGCATCAGGCTGCTCAAAGAAATCCTTCATCGTCCTATAATCCTATATGGTACGAATGGTGTATTTGGAATCTGTGCCGAATAACCATTTGCCTTTGCAGAATCCCTCATACCTTGCCATACATTGACAAGGTCCTGACGCGGATGAGGTTCAGGTGTACCAGTAAACCACTTTGGACGCCACGGCTGAGTTGCCATCTTAGTGAAATGCAAATGCCAAATATCAGCAGGCTTTAGATCCTCACCATCATGACAATTCCAGCGCATATCAAGTTCCTTCACAAGCTTCTCATTACCGCTAAAAAATCTGATATAACGATGATGCGCTGATGGATTAATCTTTAGACGTGAAATTGGTGACAGATATTCTTCCATCTTTTCACAATCAAAGACAATAACACAGAATTCGTGACCACCGAAGCGCACACCCCTGCGGGCTGCCATCGGCTTATCCTCAAGGTCCATATCAAATAGCTCGCTAATATCTCGCATATTGATCATGTCGACATCGGTATAGATTGCGCGACCCTTGAATCCGCAGACCTCAGGAATAGCCCAGCGAAAACCACTAAACGGAGTTGACCACTCCTGCGTCTCCCATTCACCCCATGGACTATCTTTATCAAGAGTCTGCCGCATCCATGTGATATCTAAATTGCGCGAGCAATTTGACCGCAGCGAATACTCATAGACCATCTCGGCCTCTGCATCCTCACCGTTAGATGAAGTTCCAATGAAAAGTCTTACTGAATCGGTCATATTACATACCTCTCTTGCGGAAAAACATACCAGTGCGCCCCATGAAACCCTTGGGCATCGTGGAATATGCGCGAACATTACCACTCATTTTACCATCATACTCGAAGCCGTTAGCCGCAAAAACACCAATCCAATAATCGATTGATCGACAATTCACATGATGGTGACCGGGCCACCCCGGAGGCGCTGCGGTGCATATAGCATAATTGCACAGACGAAAGCTATGCATGAAGTTATCGAGATATTTCTCCTCGACATGCTCAAGAAATTCGACAGACCATGCTAGATCAAATTGAGTTGTCGGTAATTGTGATAAGCTTACAGGACCAATAGTATAGTCATGAATTGTGATATGATTGGTCTTGCGCTCTACATACGGATCACCATCAATACCCCATGATTGAATATTAAGACTCTTGGCCAGCTCGATCATACCACCAGGCCCACAGCCGATATCAAGCATCGACTTGATACCAAAATTATCTCTAATTATCAGCAGCGCGCCAGGATCAAGATGAGTGCGATTTAGATGTCCGCCCAGATGTGCCGGTGTTACTTTCTCGGCGTCCAGCGATGATGTGGCTTGGTTTTCTAAACCACTTTCCGTTGATGTTTGCATTGATATATTCATCCTTTTCTAACACGTCACGTCGAAATTGTTCTCTGACCTCAGAGTAATTTACATCACCTTTGGTGGAATGTACAGATAAAATTTGGCGGTGAAACCTATCTTGCCCAAATTCTTTTACCAAAGCTTTAATCTCATCACCAGAACCATAGTATGTTTTCCAATCACTTTCTTCGCGCTTGCGCTTTGTCGCATCTTTCTTTTTTCGCATTGACCAGAAATACTTTCGGCCCACATATTTCTTATCTGTTATTTTGTCGGTAATGAGATAAACAAACCCGTAGGATTTGCCGATATCACCGCTTGTAAACGGAACACCGTCAAATTCCCACGGGTTGTCATAATCTAATATCATAGACGATCTCCCTTAATCGTCTATGTATTCCTCATCTTCATCCTCGTCGTCATCATCTAGATCAAGATGCTCGCCGCAGAATGGACAATACTCTGGTGTATAAGAAACACCATCTTGATCGCTAGAATAGATTAGAATAAATTCAGCATCACATGATGGGCATGTGATTTCATCTTCTTCCTCGTAATCAAGCTGCGCGGACTTTAGTCGCTTCTCCATTTGAGTATGCCTCCTCCCAAGTGCCAGTGAGACCTGCAACCTCATATTCGGTCACGCGGTTCTCAAAGAAGTTGGTGTGATCAGCACCATTAAGCACCCATTCGAGCCAGGGCAGAGGATTGTCCTTCACCTTGAAGTTAGGCTTAAGACCCAGCTGTAAGAGGCGCCTGTCCGTTATATAGCGAATATAAGACTTTACCTCATCAGCTGTCAGACCATTGACTTCACCCATTGCATATGCAAGATCAACAAACTTGTCCTCAAGACGAACGGCCTGTCTGGCCATCTCATAAATCTGCTGCTTAAAGTCATCATTGACAATTCGCGGATGCTCGGCGCAATACGTTCTAAAGAGAAGCGCATTTCCTTCGACGTGAATACTTTCATCACGAATTGACCACTCGACAACCTTACCCATACCCTTCATCTTACCAAATCGCTGGAAGTTCAGAAGCATGACGAAAGATGCGAATAGAGCAACACCTTCATTGAATACCGACTTGGCCAATGCGAGACCCAGACCACTCTTGGTGCTGGTATCTGCTTCGGTCATAAAGTCAATCTTGTCGGCCATCTCTTTGTATTCCATGAAGGCCAGATAGACATCATCAGGTAGACCCAGCGTATCATTCAAAAGTGCATAAGCACGCTGGTGTACGCCTTCACGTGCGGCGAAAGAGCCGAGCATGTTTCGCACTTCATTATTCTTAAAGTAGGGCACGAACAAGTCATAATAGTTTTTACCGACGGCAACATCGGATTGGGTAAAGAGTCGCAAGATTTGGGTGACGAATTCCTTATCCGACCCCGCCATCTTTCCAGACTTCCAATCGGTGACATCTTCTCCAAGGTCAATTTCATCCTCGATCCAGTGCGCTTTTTCATGGCGCTGTGTAATCTCAACTGCCCAAGGATACTGGAAGGGTTTATATACCTTGGAGAATTCCAAGAGCCCACCGCGCTCCTTGACAAGCAGCTTATCGCCTTGCGCCAGCAGTTCAGTATATCCACCGATACGCTTACCATCGATGAAAATCTGCGGCACAGTATTTACCTTGTGCTGCTGATAGAATGCATACCGAATCTCCTCATTATCCATGCGATCTTCGGTATATGTGAGACCTCTGGCCGTCAGCCATTCCTTTGCCTTTTCGCAAAATGGGCAGCCAGTCTTAGATACAATGCGAATATCCATAGTCTTTATCCCTGACATGCAACGCACTCCTCTTGTGACTTATCTTGTGTCTCACTAATATCAATCAACTTATTACGCTCAACCTTTTTAGAAACATTCTCTGCGCGGTTAGATGATTCTGTACGCAAATAGTATAGACCCTTACATCCAAACTTCCATGCTGCAAAGTGAACCTTATGCATCAATGCGCGAGACTCACCAGCAGGGAAAAATAGATTGAGTGACTGGCCCTGGCAGATATACTTCTGACGATCTGCGGCCTGTTCAACAAGTTCCATCTGATCAATTTCAATAGCGGTGGCAAAAATACGCTTTTGATATGCGCTCAGGAAGTCCAGATGTTGAATGGAACCGCCATTAGTGATAATACTTGACCAGACCTCATCCGTATCTTTACCGAGCATGGTGAGCAATTGCTTAAGGTATTCATTTTTGACCAGGTGAGAGCCAGCGCGAGTGCGATGAGTAAAAGCATTTGCCTTCCAAGGTTCGATTGAGGGTGAGCACCCATGAACAATTGAGCTGTTTGCATTGGGTGCAATTGCAATCAGATGTGCATTACGCATTCCCGTGCCAACCATATCGGGCGCTTCACCACGCTCGGTAGCAAGAGAGCGAGACTCAGCGATAGCCTTCTCCTGAATATCTGCGAATATTTCTCGATTGATTTCCCGAGCTTCCGGGCTTCCAAATGGTACTCCACGCTGCTGATAATATGAATGCAGCCCCATCGCGCCAAGACCGAGCGACCTCTCGCGTTGCGCCGAGAAACGCGCGCGCGAAATCTCGTCCCCCGCATTCTTGATAAACACGTTCAGAACATTGTCCAGCATCCGAATCATGTCTCTGACGATATTGGAGTTCTTCCACTCGTCGTACTTCTCTAGGTTTAATGAAGATAGGCAACATACAGCGGTTCTTTCCTCGCTAGTTGGTAGATGAATCTCATTGCAAAGATTAGATCCATGAATTTTGAGACCAAGATCCTTGAGAGGCTGCGGCAGACTTGCATTTGCAGTATCAATAAAGTTTAGATAGGGCTCACCTGTGCGATAGCGCACCTCAAGAATGGTTTCCCATAGCTTTCGGGCCCGCATAGTTTCACGTGCGGTACCATCATTTGGATCGCGCAAGGCCCACTCACTATCATTTTCAACAGCCCGCATAAATTCATCTGTGATATTGACAGCATGATGCAGATTAAGACACTTACGATTTACGTCACCAGTAGGTACACGAATGGTGAGAAATTCCATGATATCAGGATGCGACACGTCAAGATAAGCGGCATAAGAACCCTTGCGCGTCTTACCCTGACGATATGCTGTCATATCAGAGTCGACCGTATGCAGAAATGGAATTGGGCCGGGCGCGACATCAGAAACAGAGCGTACAGATGACCAGTGACCACCCACGCCCCCACCCTTGACAGAGAGCCAGCGTAGCTCGGCTGTGTGATCAATCAGACCCTTTAGAGTATCAGGCACATATGTCAGAAAGCACGAAATAGGAAGTGCCTTGACTCGTTCACCTGGTAGTGTTGCATTTGACAGCACTGGCGAAGAATACATGAACCACCCATTTGAGGCTGCATCATATAACCTTTGAGCAAGTTCCATATCACCATCAGAGAATGCAACCGCCGCGCGAGCGAAAGACTTCTGCGGTGTATCTTCATTCTTGCGACAATAATAGTCACGTAGCAGGGTGAGAGAAAACTCTGAAAGTAATGCGTCACGGGAAGTGTCAATAGACACACCCAGGTGGTCAAGCAGCATATGTGCCTCCGATCGTTAAATTATATGTTGATAATATTAGGGAAAATTCTAACAATTTCCCTGGCACATCCCAATGCAACTTCGCGATGTTCCTTCTGAGTCGAAGGATCGCTTCTAACTTCAATATAGTGTAGCCAAGAACGAATAGAACCCTTCATATAGACACGCGAATTAGTCAGGCCTTCAGGTAGAACTGCTCGCGCTTGTTCTTTGGCAATACCATTTTTAATTGCCCACTCATATTCACGCTCCGCAGCAAATAGAACACGCTGCTGCGAACGATACCATTCATTCTGTAGATAAACGTCATCCACCTCAATACTATTCTGACGGTTTTTATTATCTTGCAATCTCGCCTCTCGTGTCACAAACTGCATATCCTTTGTTGGATCAGCATAACGCTGACTAAACTCTTGGAAAGAAAATGACCGATGGCGAATAATCTGATGGGTGATATCACGCGTGGTGTCAATCTCAATGGTAGCATCTACCATCTCGAGAGGCGACCAATGCTTGTGCTTCACCAGATACTTAACCAGCTTTTCTGCACTTTCACTATTAAATTGATTGCTTGGATTAGATACTCTGGCACAAAATGCGACTAGTTCCAGAGCATTACTGACGCCTTGAGTTTTAATCTCATCCACTGGTTGAGTATAGGAAATTAATTTGACTTTCGGCCCACCCATAATAATCTCCATTTTAGCATTTCTTCCAGTCACGCAAAGCTAGATTAAGAGCTAGCCCTTGGTGGGTGCAGGTATTTAGCAGAGTCACCACCTCTGAGAGATCCACCCCATCTACTACTGACTCATTGATATCTTTATATTTCCAAGTTGATGGCCAAATTACCATAGGAATATTTCTGTTAATCATTTTTTGCATTTGGTCGACCAACTGCTTATTGCGCGGTTGATTGTCAAATACCAACACAGCCTTATCTTCGGGAATATATGAGAGAGCACGAACCATGTCGGTACCACCAGGCGCAATAGAATTTGGCACCAGCATCGAGTCGAATTGCCCTTCTAGCACATATACAGTCTTGCTCACATCAACTCGATCGAGGCCATAGACAAGTGGCTCATTATTGATGCGAACCGTAATATATCGTATTGTGCTATTACCCATAGCACGACCCGTCACACCAGTAAGCTCACCGTTTAGATTACGAAAAGGAATGACAATTCGTTCGTCAGAGATAAGCCGATCTTTATAGCCACTGTTTAGCTCCTCACATACTTTCATATCTTTTGCATAATACAAATCGGCAAATCGTGCCTTAGGTATCTTTCGACCCAGCAGATATTGCAAAGCACGATGTTCCTCAGGTAAAGTCGAAATTTGCACAAGACCAAGATCGGTAAGACGTGGCTCTGCTATAGGTTGCGCTTTAAATTCAGGTTTAGGAATTAGATACCGTGGTCCGGTATTACCACCTCTGGATTCTTTGAATACCTCAAGACGATATTCTCTGGCCAGAGCAGGATCGACATGCTCTATAAGCTTGGACATATTTGTGCTAATACTGCAATTGTGACACTTGAATACCAGAATACCCTTGTTCTGATAGACATACCCACGCGCTTTGGTTCGGCTGTGACTTGAGTCACCGCAGAATGGGCAACGAAAATTATACAGCCTATCGCTCTTCCTCTTAAAGAGGCTGAGTTTCATAGACAGCATACCAAGGTATTTGTGATCAATATGAAGTTGCATAGACCTTATAATATATCAAACAGGGTCATATGTCAAAGGCTAGATTAGAAAATTTTAATAGAATACTTGTTCTGAAAGGTCATAGCATCATTCCACGAATTTACAAGAGGTTGCCCTTTGATATTAAGACTTGTATTCATAAGCATCGGGCAACCTGATGCATTATACCATGCTTCAAGCAATTCTCTAAATCTTGGATTATTTTCTTTGGTTACTGTCTGCACACGACTTGTATTATCAACATGACATATACCCGGAAATGATTTTGGATCTTTGCATTTCGATACAAATTGCATGTATGAACTATCACTAATATCAAAATAAGTTGATGAATGTTCTGCTAGTATTGCTGGCGCAAATGGTCTAAAATTTTGTCGCTTTTTTATCACATTCATTCTATCTTTTGCATTTTGACCACGTGGATCACATAGCAAACTTCTATTACCGAGAGCCCTGGGCCCAAATTCTGCACGACCATTAGCAATACCGACAATATCACCGCGCATAAGATATTTTACTATTCTATCAATGTCTAGCTCTTGATCAATATCTGTACCAAGATATGGACCATTCCATTCTAGCTTGTCATTCAATAGTGCTGCACATGCACCTATAGAATTACCCGCATCACCTGGGTTAGGCATGATATATACATTGTCATATATCTTAGCTAATAGACTATTGGCCACACAATTTAGAGCCACACCACCCATGAATACTAGATTTTTGGATTGTAGATGAGTTTTCATCCACTCTGCTGTTTTAGTAAGATAATATTCGACTATAAATTGAGCGGATGCAGCAATATCAAACTGACTTGCAGTCCTACCATCTTCCCACCACTGACACCCTCTATGTAAATTGTGCTTTGCTTTAAATCTTGGTGGATTCCAGTCATCAAAGAATGTCTTTAACATCTTATCAACTAGAGTCGGTTCACCATATGCAGCCATACCCATAAGAATGTATTCATCCTCATTAGGTTTTAGACCGACATATTGTGTCATTGATGAGTAGAATAGACCTATGCTATTTGGATATCGATAGCTTATGACCTTCTTTAGGTCACGACCAGAAGCTTTCCATATCGTGACAGTGTTCCATTCACCGATTGAATCAACAACCAATATGGATGCATCATCAAATTTGGAAGTAAAATATCCTGCGGCCGCATGACTTTTATGGTGACCGACAAATTCATAATTGATATGACCAAGACCTATAGATGAAAGTACATCTTTATAATTTGACAATATTGGTCGCTCGCCAGAAATTAATCTGCGACTTGATTTAAGAAAAGGTCTATCAGAAATTACTATTGTCTTTGGTATGCCATATGAAAGCATTTCCTCAACCATCTGTAGATTGAGACTGCTATCATTTTTTATGCGAGAATATCTTTCTGAGTGTGCCGCCCAAAGTATTCTATCACCATCAACCAACGCCATGCTTGCATCATGATTATCGCAGTTGACTCCGAGTAACATTTTAGTATATAAACGGATCGTTCTTAGCAATTTTTTTTAGATATCTTTTTCTTTTCCAAATGTATATTAGCTCTTTAATTTTTTCAATAATTTTCATATCAAAATGGCCTTTCTTCATAAAGATACCCATGACCGGGATATTCTATTATCAATTTATGTAAAAATGTTGCAAGTTTTTGATTATTTTCATATGTCATATGATTTGAATAAAATTCAGTTTCTGTGTTCATTGACAAATATTTGTCAATTGATTGTTTGACGGTAACACCACAATTAAATTTACGAAATTGCTCTCGATGTTTTGATACACCATAGAGATGTATGACTTTTTCCACTTGTTTCTTTGCTAGAAATTGATCCAATTCAATAAACCACTGACGTTCAGCCCAATCATGAAAATTTGCAGAATATAGATGCTTATAATAGTCAGCCGCGGCTTGATATATTGTTCTATTTTCAGAATTTTTTAAAATCTTAGCATGTTTATAAGCACTAGCCATTGTAAATGGTTTGTTCATATCACTAGGTATTCTACTAGCTTCCGTATGCACAATTATTACAACTTTTGCAGGTTTTGAATTTAATTCAGCAAATAAACGATTTCTTATACTCCACCAGTGACAGCCGGGATAACCGCGTCCACGAGGGCGACCTTTTGCAATATCAGTTAATTCAAATAAAAGAGCATTTGGCCAGTGACCTAAATTGCCTCTTTCTGAACACCAACTATCACCAACAATTAATATATCATCCCAATCGTACATGAATTAGTCACCGTTACCATTTCCACCCTTAGATGAGCTACTCTTACCAGCAGGCACATATTTACCTAGCGCCTTATAGAATACCTTATCCTGATTGTCTTTAATAAATTGCTTGAAGCGAGTTTTCTTGCGGCGCAGCATCGCCATTGGTGGTCGACCAGGCTCACCCTCCGGTCCTACGCCTACTCCGGCAATATTACCACCACCGACTGCATTAACTGGTGCGTCCTCTTCCATCAGATCCTCCTCAGAATCATGACTATGAGAGGATCCATGGGTATATCGGATCCTATTATGGTCTCGTTTTTCTTACCTATACCGTCAATTTTTTCTGGCCAGTAACCCATCAGAACCAAAAACGGCTTTAAATATTGTAACTGATCGCGCATCTTAAATATAAGCATCTTAGTCATTGCATCACGTTGAAATACATTATAGAGTGCTATAAGATGGTTTAGTATATATCTATCTTTTAATTCACCAGTCTTAATATATCTACTCATTAATCTTTGAAGATTGCGTATGCGACCAAGATCCTCGTGAAATTCTGCCTCATCTACACAGGCTGGATTTTCATAGTGCTTGGCCGCATACAAAATGAAATTGCTGTCATCGATAATATTCATGATATTAGAAGGTCGATAGAGCTACCCTTTTCAATGTTGTTGTATTCACCGCGATATACAGATGTGTATTGGTAAAGAATGCTTGACCGACCTTATAACCTGCGGTGGCTGCATTGTTAGAACCAGGAGTCGAACGAAGCGTGGTGATAAAGTTATTCACCTTTAATAGGCCGTTCGATGTGATATTGACATTTGACGTAATGACTGTATTCGAGCAAGTAATTTCGCATTACCCTTGACGGTCACACGAGAATTGAATACAGTATTTGAGGGTACCGCACCGAAGAAATTCTTTACAGTAATATTCTTCGATGTCGGTACACCATTGGGATCATCTATCACAAGCAGCAGGTCCTCGGAAGCCGTAGTCCCCAAAGATGTTAGCTGACTTACCTTTTTATCGGCCATTCTATGCTCCTACTATTAGCCGCCAGTTGTGGCCGAGCGAACCGTGAATGTGCCGAAGTTATTTGACACAGAACCCGCAATCACATTATTAGCAAGCTCAGCACCATTTGTACCGAGGTTCAAGCTAATCAGGTTTGCAGTAAATGTGCCAGTTCCGTTGGCCGCGGCAAATGATAGCGTATTTGCATTTACCTTATATGTACCAGCAACACCAGGCACAAAGCGGAATACCAGAGTATTATTCGCATTGATAATATCTGTGCGAGATGTAGAAGAACGAGCATTGGCTGTAGCGATTAGTGTATTACCGCTGACAGTATTTGCAATGCGAACACGAATGAAACCTGTACCGCCCTTGTGACGCACCGGCTCATTAAATACGACATATAGATTGGCTGTGCCTGAGCGCACAAGAGCATTACCACCTGTCGAGTTTGATGAGACGTATACCTGAGTGATTTCCGGAAATCCTAGATGAGATACATTAGCATAGCCATCATTGAGAATGCCAGGATTAGCGGCAACTAGAACTTCATCACGCTGACTATTCGCACCATCCTTGTTGATGTTGCGACGACGCACCCAACCTTGTGTGGTAGCAATTACATTGCGTTTCCAAGACGCTTGACCATCAGTGGCACCACCAAATGGCTGAAAGCCATATTTGATTCCTGCAACTGTATTAGCACCAGAAACAGTGTTCTGGCTATCTTTCTTAAAGTCCCATAGAGGCATTTGAGTTTCCTTTCCGCTTTTCGTAAGCACTACTCAGCATAATATAAATTACTGGCTATTTAGCATTTTAACTTTAGGTTTATTCATGTCCGTTTAGTCTTTGATTTGGATTTTGCAATTGTTTCGCGAGCCTTTTTTGTTAGCATCTTTAAACGAGAACGTGACACGGGGTTATTCGATTTTTTATATGGGCCTTCAAACGGCGGCTTCTCTTGTGTTACAGCCTCGGTAGGCACACAGTTAGGTACCATGCGTCCATTTTTCATCTTCATTCCTACTGCAGTATAGCCCGACCAGCAAGCTTCTTCTTTGTGGAAATTACCAGCTTTCATTTCATCATGATGTTTATTTGCCATTCTTTCTGCTGCTTTTTTTCTATCAGCCCCAGAAAACATTTCATGACCCTTTTGACCAGAACCATGTTCTTTAGCATAAGAATCGGCCGCTCTATCAGCATGATATTTCCATAATGTTTTTGCTTTTTCGTGATCATATGTTCCTTTTTTGTATTTCTTCTCAAGATTTTTTACCACAGGAACATGAGACGTTTTATAAAGATGTGCATTATTATCAGCATATGTATGAAGTTCCCTTGCTGCTGTATCGGAATCTTCATTGATTTCTTCTTTAGGCACACAATTTGGTACCATGTGTCCGTCTTTCATCTTCATTCCTTTCGCAGTATAGCCTGACCAGATGGAAATTCAGAATTTGCTGTCTTATAAACCCTACCTAGAACTTTATTATACCGTATTCGCGTGGGTCCTCTGCCATGATTATTAGTCCTTATTTTTCTTTATCTTACGAAGCCCTCATCTTACGAAGTCTATCAGTCGCCTTTTGAATACCAGCTTCTCTTGACGGCTTTACCTTTTCAGGTGCCAGACCTGCTACCTTAACTGCATATTTACCAAGAGTTCCTGGGCTCAATTCATCGACCTTTTGTTTCTCCTCCTTGGCCATCTTGGTTGCAGTCGCATACATCACTTCCTTAGCGCGCTCACCGTAACGCTCCTTGAAGCCGGGCATTTTCTTCTTGAGAGATAGCACAAGCTTTTCTTTCTTTGACTTCTCGGCGGCGGTTAGCTCGCGCTCGGCAACCTGCTCTGACTCCTTAAGCTTCGGATCGACTTCGACCTTCTCCTTGCGAGTGCCGACGATCACACCCATGCGCTCGCCGCTATTTTCCTTCTTCAGGACTCCGCGACCGGCCAGCACGTCCTTGTGCGTGATCTTATCCTTAGGATGAGCAAGCTTTGCAAGCGCCTTCTCCTTTGGTGTCTCTGGAGTTGTATGCTTCTTCTCCAGAATATTACGGATTGTTTCTAGTAGAGAATCCGAAGATCCCATCTTACGATTATTAAACATTTTACTTTCTCCTTTTGTGAAGTTACAGATTCAAGCCATCTAGCTTTTTAGTGTCTGTTCGAAACTGTGCCATTTACCAAGCCTTGCAAGACCAATAACGCGCCTTCCAGCGCGGACCGGGATTATCACAATTGTGACGTGCGCGGAAATTGCTACGACGACTAGGAATGTTCTTCTTAATTGTCATATTTGGATCACCAAAGCGTACAATCACAACCTTACCAGCACCATTTGTTGTATAGACCGCAGACTTCTTTGGGCCACCAGGTGTGCGGAATGGTTTATTGAGTGTCACCTTGCGACCCTGATATTCGGCCTCGGTAATTTCTAGTTCCTCTTTCTGTACATCATCACACTGACAGTTACCACCGCAACCGCAATCATGCTCATCATCTTTCTCTTTAACTAAAGCTAGTTCCTCCTGTTCGCGAATACCTGAAAGAGTCTTGCGAATATCCTTGTATGTCTGAGGTGACTTACCTGGATCCTTAGCTTCTTGTGTAGCCCACGGCACTGGCGCAAGATAGCGTGTATCTTGCTTTGACTCATTCTGACCTGGTGTATCTTTCTTATAGACTCTTACACCAGAGTCAGTACCAATCTCGCGATGACATGGATCCGGATCACCCTCTGCACGAATCTGCTTATGAACTTTGCGATAAACAATGCGACCGTCTGGTAGCTTTTCTTTCTTATATTCAAAATCTGCGGCACGCATCATCTGACCAAATGCTTCATTGACAGACTCTTTGCGAACTCTTGCGGCCAGATCCTTGTCTGCACCACCCCAGGTACCACTACCCTTTGTGATAAAAGAATTGACGCGAGCATAGGCCCATTGTTGCTGGCTTGCGCCCGGACGATGTCCTGTTTTCCATGCAGCCATACCGCGATTATAGACCTGTCGTAGAATACCTACAGGAATACCTGACTTCTCAGCCTTCTTAGCTAGACC